AATGCTATTAAAATGTATGGATCACTAGTAGATCAATTTATGGACAATGCGCCACAGGCACGTAATACATTTAATCAATTGTTTACAGTATTCATTAATAAGCGAATCGTAGAGGGTAACTTAAATGATTTAGCCCAGGGTTTTATGGATTTTGTCAAAACTAGACCCATGACTGAACCAATGAAGAAAAAATTGTTAGGATATACTACGTTAGATCCAAAAACAAATAAAGAAGTATCTGTTCCTGGATACTTACAACAGAATGCAGAAGCTATTAAAGGTGCATTTACCATTTGGGTAGAAATGTACAATTTAAAAATGTCTATTGTAGAACAATTAAATCAAGCTGCAAAAGCTAGTCCTGTTAAAGGACAACTGGATGACGGTACAGAAACACATGAAGGTTTTGTATCCAATGGCTTAAAATTTGTTGATAGAATGGGATTTAGTCGCCAAAATCTTGCCGGCCGCTAACCCAAAACCGTGTTTTTTTTACTTCTGGCATAAATAAGTATATGAGGCAGTAGGCTTCAACTTATTAAAAGGCATTATAAAATGGCACAATTTACAAAAACAAACGGTGACTTTCTACCGGTAATCAACTTTGACTCACCAGCATACACAAACAGTGGTGCAAATGCAGTTAGTTCTGGCGCAACAGTTCAACCTCAAGGTCCTAAACTAGACTACTTCACAGTTACAGCAGCAAGTTCTGGTGCATTGACTGGTACACAAGTTAGTTTGATCATCCAAGCTACACAACAATTAGCTACAGTTTACATCTATGAGTTCACAACTGCAGGTCCTGATACATTAGCAATGGCTGTGTATCCAACAGCAGCATGGACAACAGGTACATTGCAAACAGCAGTTCGTGCAGGCTTAACAGCTGGCGGCGCAGCTAATGCAGTAGTTGTTTCAGCTACAGCTACATTCACAGGTTAATCAATATCTGTCTAAAAGAACCCTAGAAAATCTAGGGTTTTTTTTACCTCTGTTAAATAGTAGTATGAGTTACATTATCAGTTGTTATACCCTGTTTGATATTACACAGACTAATGTACCTAACCGTCATCGTCCGGATATGAACAAAGAATGGCATCATAAACGAAATACTCAAAGTAATTTTGATACGGTTCAACAAGCAATATCATTACGTAGTCAACCTGAAGTTGTACGTAGTCCAGAAAAATCAGAAATAAGATTTAACGAATTCACTGAATTTGGGTTCTTGTTTGAGCAGCAAGATAACGAAACTTATCCATGCTGGACCTTTGATTTTGCCGTACAGCATCCAAGTGTTTTCTATGATGGAGTAACTGAGTTGGGTGGATTATACCGTGATTGTGATCAGGTTCCTATGATCAAATGTCATACTGAATGGGATCAACTTCCCACATTCTTGGACACTAGCGATGAATTAAGAAACATATATTTTAAAGTATTAACCAAATGATAAGCGACAAATTACTACATAAATTTACAAAAACAATATCCAATCAAGAAATGGAGAAGTTAAGTGAATTAACTATAATTCAAGGACCCGATGGGTCTTATTTTCTATTCAATCAGTATTCTATTAAAAAAAATAATGATTGTTATATAGTAGAAAAAGATAATATTGCAGGAACCAAATCGTTCAATGTATTAAAAAACGCAGTGTCTTGGTGTACCTTTGACAAACGAAATAGTATTTATGAATCCAATCGTATACTAGATTTGGACAACAGATTGGCTAGCGTAGATAGCGAAATTAATGTACACCAAAAATTAGTAAAAAAAGCTAAAAACTTAGAAGAAAAATTGATTTACCTGGCTAAATTGGGTGAAGAAAAGATGGAACGAAAGCAGATATCCGAAGAATTAGCGGATTACGTGAATAGTTCCAGAATTTGGCAAGACAAACGATTTAACAAATCCGCATAATAAAGAAAAAAAAGATAAATATATTATATATTTCTCTGGAATACAAATATGAAACTAACCGAACTAAACCACAATCGCCGCTCTTTCTCTACTAAAGTATTGAAAGAACAGTATGAAACTTCATTCAACGTAGATAATATGTCTATGTCATCTACCCGCACTATGCTTCAAAAAGTACGTGGTTTATTGAGTGAGTCAAAGCAATCTCCTGACTATCACAATAGTCAAGCATCAAATTCTTACATGAAGTTGGTGTTCATGGAGCAAGCACTTAGCGACCACTACAACGAATTACGTTCACTTCCACAGCCAAGAATCATGGTTGAGAACGAAGAAGTTGAGAAGTCACAAGTTGTATTAGCAGCACAAGACATGGTAGACCAAGTACAGAAGATGCTTGAAGATGTAGGTCAAATGCAAGTTAAAGAATTACCAGCATTGGTATCAAGTATTGAAAGTGAAATTGGTGTTAACGAAAGTCAAGCATATAATGATGCCGTTTCTGCTCAGTTAGACACATTGTCTGCTGCTCTAAAAGAATCTACTGCTGCATTAAAAAATGCGTTGAACGGTGTTACTGGTCAAGCAGTTGATGCTGCATTTGATGCTGGTGCTGATATGGGTGCTGAAGCAGGCATGGATGCTGGGTTGGATGCTGGTATGGGTGCAGGCGAGGAAGAAACTAATATGGGCGATGAAATGCCTGCTCCGGCTGCCCCAGAAGAACCTGAAATGCCACCGTCAGGCGGTGTAGGCAGAGCAAAGAGATAATATGTTTCTATTTGAACTTGCTGATCCGGCGAGTACTAAACTTATCGTTCTTGTCAATCAACTTAAAACTGATTTAGATAACGGTATAATAGATCCTAGTAGTTACACGACGGACGAGTTTTTAACTTACCTACAAGATAAAGGTGATATCGTTTTAGATGTCACCGACTTGTATAATATGATAAAGAACCCTCCACTAAACACCGTTATATCTAATATTCAAGGTGATAAGGTTGTGTTTAAAGGGCATGATGAAACTCAACCGTCAGCAGATCCATCACAAAGTCAACAAGTTGTACAACAAATGGCACAAAGTGCTATGCCAACACAATGATAACAGTTACAGATAAAGCAACAAACAAAGTAAAACAAACTCTTGCTAAAAGAGGTAAAGGACTGGGAATCAGAATAGGTGTCAAAACAACAGGCTGTTCTGGTTTAGCCTACGTACTTGAATACGTTGATAATCCAATGGCAGAAGATTTAAAGATTGATTGTGATGGTTGCTCACTATATGTTGATCCAAAGAGTAGTGCTTATCTTCAAGGGATGACAATAGATTATGTCCGCAATGGACTTAATGAGGGTTTTGAATTCTTGAACCCTAACGAACGTGACAAATGCGGATGCGGAGAAAGTTTCCGAATATAATTGACATTAGTATTATAATCAACTATAATTGACTATAATGTACAATCCAAACAAATACAACTATATACCCATGAGTAGGGTAGAAATCGAAGGCAAACGTAGATATGCTACACCGGATGGTGAAAAACTTCCAAGCGTTACAACAATATTAGACGCAACTAAATCAGAAGAAAGTAAACAAGCATTACAGAACTGGCGTAAACGAGTTGGTGTTCAAAAAGCACAAGAGATTACAACCGAAGCAGCAGGACGTGGTACACGCATGCACAAGTTTCTTGAAGATTATATCAAGACAGGTATAGTTACTGAACCCGGTTCTAATCCCTACAGTATTCAAAGCCATAAGATGGCAAAGCAAATCATTGAACAGGGTTTAGTGAAATGCAACGAATATTGGGGCACAGAAGTTCCTCTATACTTCCCTAAAATCTATGCCGGTACAACCGACTTGTGCGGAGTACATGATAGTAGTGATGCTATAATGGATCACAAACAATCTAACAAATTCAAAAAGCGTGAATGGATTGATGATTATTTTGTTCAATTAGCAGCATATGCTAACGCACATAATGAAGTCCACGGGACTAAGATACGCAAAGGTGTTATTTTTATGTGTACCGCTGACGTTGTTTATCAAGAATTCATCATTGAAGGTGCTGAATTTGACAAGTATAGTGACATGTGGTTTAAACGAGTAGAGCAATACTACATGAAATTCCTATAGCGGTTAAGTCAATATTATGATAAATAAGTGTAAACGTGAAGAATTACACTTATGGCCATAGTACAAATTTCAAAGATACAGCAAAGAGCAGGCAACCTAGTTGACTTACCGCAATTAGACAACGCTGAATTCGGCTGGGCAGCCGATGAAAATAGACTTTTCATTGGAAGAACGGGAAACACTTATTCAAGCGAAAACATTGAAGTATTAACTTCATATTCTAATATAAGTTTTAGTCAAATTGAAGGCAGCGATGGTGGCAACTTCAATATCACTAGTCCATTGAATGGACAAATATTAACCTATGTATCAAGTACCGACACATGGGAAAACTACAAAGGTACCACTGCTCAATTGGGTGGTACTAAACTTCAATTAGGCAATGTAGGGAATATTTCAATGACCGGTGGTGCCATCGGTTATGTATTACAGACTGACGGTTCTGGTAATTTATCTTGGACGCCGCAGGGTACATTGTATACAAACATAGTATCATTATCAACTGCTACTCCTATCATTATGACAGTAGCAAATACTACGCCATATGTTAATGGTAGTTCAATAACAATTACCGGTGTGAATGGCGTAGCTAATGCGAATGTTAATGGTATAACATTTTATTTGTCATTATTAGCTAACTATGCTTCTAGTGGTCAAGTAGCTTTATACACCGATGCGTTAAGAACAATCGGAGCCAATGGTACTGGTTTAACTTATACTAACTCTCCAAACGCAATCGCTACTTCTTCAACTGGAAGCGGCGGAAGCGGAAATGTAGGTGGAGCAAACACCACAGTTCAATTTAATGACTCTGGTGTATTACAGGGTGTTGCTGGATTCACTTTCAATAAAACTACAAATATACTAACTGTTTCAACTGGAAGTGTTAATACTGCTAGTATCAACGCTTCAACAAGTGTTACTGCTCCTGTATTAGTTTCAAATATTGCTACTGGAACGGCCCCATTAACGGTAACAAGTACAACTGTTGTGCCCAATCTATATGTTTCTCGTTCCAATGTTAGTGATTATGGAGTTATAACTAATCAAACCACAGGAACTTACTATCCAGTATTTGTAAGTAGTAACGCAACTGGTAATTATGCACACGCTGCCAATGGCGCATTTAGTGCTAATATTGCCAATGGTGCTTTAATTGCTACAACATTTGTAGGCGCACTAAGTGGCGCCGCTACAACTGCCGGCACTGTAACAACCGCCGCACAACCAAATATCACAAGTGTTGGAACATTAACATCACTTGGTGTTAGTGGTACAATTACTGCGGCAAATATCACAGCAAATACAGGCGTGTTCACAGGTAACGGCAATGGACTAAATTCATTAGTTGGTGCCAATGTAACAGGTACGGTAGGTAGTGCTACTACAGCAGGTACAGTAACAACTGCTGCTCAACCAAATATCACTTCAATCGGTACATTAACTAGTGTAAGTGTTACTGGAACAACAACTAGTGGTAATTTTGCTACAGCCGGTAATATAACAGCAAGCTACTTAGTAAGTAATGTAGCAACTGGCACAGCACCGTTGACAGTAACAAGTACTACAGTAGTTCCTAATTTATATGTATCAAGGTCTAATATAGCAGAGTATAGCAATGTTCAGACTACTGGTATTAACGCTACTTGGTACCCAGTGTTTGTAAATGCCAATACTAGCTCTAATTATCAATTAGCAAGTAATATTAGCCTATCATATAATTCAAGCAATGGCGCATTATATGCTACAACTTTTGTTGGCAATGTTTCTGGTAATATATCTGGTAACTTAACTGTTAGTGGTAGTAATACTCAAGTATTATTTAATGATGCTGGTCTAGCTAATGCTACGTCTGGATTTACATTTAATAAATCGACCGGCGTAGTTTCAATAACCGGCAATCTTTCTTCAGGTAACGCAAATTTAGGAAACGCTGCTACTGCTAATTTCTTTATTGGGGCAGGCAATAATTTAAGTAATATACAAGGTGCCAACGTAAGTGGTGCTGTAGCATACGCAACAACTGCCAATAGTGTAGCAGGGGCCAATGTGACCAGCACTGTATCACAAGCAACTACTGTGATGGGTGCTACTCAAAATAATATTACAACATTGGGTGCTTTAACCACATTGAGTACCGGAGCAAACACAACAGCAGGAACTATTACAGGTAATTGGTCATTAAGTACAGGTTCACAACTAAGAGCCACATACGCTGACTTAGCTGAATACTATGAAGCAGATAAACCATACGAGCCGGGTACTGTTGTAGAGTTTGGTGGTGAGAAAGAAGTTACAATAGCTGAAGATGGCACAACCAGAGTAGCAGGGGTAGTATCAACTAATCCAGCTTATGTAATGAATTCACAATGCCAAGGTGAGCATATTGTAGCACTGGCGTTGCAAGGTCGTGTACCAGTTAAAGTTCGTGGAACTATACGTAAAGGCGATATGCTTGTGAGTGCTGGTGAAGGATATGCTAGACCAATGATTCATCCGTATATTGGCTCAGTAATTGGTAAAGCACTAGAAAACTTTGAAGGCGAAGGCATTATTGAAGTAGCGGTTGGCAGACTTTAATAATAAATAAGATATAGGAATAATAAAAATGACAACATACGCATATACAGCAAACATTGCAACCCCGGCAGCTTCGGCAAATATTGCAACCGATAAAGTAAGAATAGCTACTTCTAATGCAGCTATTCAATATACTACTAGTTTCCCTAATGTAGCATTAACTGGAAATCTAACATGTGCTACAAATAGTACTACAGTAACCGGAGTAGGAACGTTATTTCTAACAGAATTAGGAATTGGTTATTGGATTGGTAATACTACTGGAAACTCAGCTGGCATCGTTAAATCAATTGCTAATAATACTAGTTTAACTCTAACAGCAAATTCCTCAGTGGCGATAGCAAATACTACAGCAAGATATAGTCCATACGGTGTTCCTTATACAGTAGCAAATGCTAATAGTCAAGTCATTCCAGCAAATACTGTAGAAAATAGTATCATTGTAGGTCAAGGAAACATTGTTTCTTACTTGTCATTAGCAGGCGCCAATAGTATATTCTCTATCACGGAATTAGGCATGCCTCATTCAAACACTGGAACATCTGGTGTTAATCCAGTTGGAATTATCCCGTCTGGTGTTCCCAACTACTAATTTTTAATCTTTGAGATAAATATATTATACATTCGCATTCGGCGAGTTTATGCGGTCCCCGCCGCGTAGTGACTAGAACTCACTAATATTTCAAGGAGAAACAAATGGGACGCCCTCTAAAAATCGCAAAGGCTCAAGCAGTCTTAACAATTACTGATACAGCAGCAACTGGCAGTATCGTCACAGTATCAGGTGGAAATCTAACTACAAGCCCTACAGTAGGCATAGCTAAAGGTATGTCATTTATAGTTGCTACTACCGTTGGTGGATTAACAGCTAATACAATTTACTATGTAAATAATATATTATCAAATACTACATTTGATGTATCACAAACTCAATTAAGTGTACAACCACAAGTAATACAAACATTGACAGACACAACAGGTCAATCAGTTAAAGTATCATTTAATGTTGTAGATGCATATTTCAATAATCCAACAGCAGGTGCCGGTTTCCCAGCAACAAATGCTAACACATACAGTGTAGTTGGTGGTAATACAGCAATCATTGGTAAACAAGTATTAGCACAAGTTGCTATTGGTATCAATGGAACAGGTACACTTTACGGTGATACAGGTAACTTGAATGTATATGGATCTGGAACAGACTTTGCTAACACATTATCTGTTGGTTCTGCTATTCAAGTTGCTTCTGCAAATATTAACGGTGGTACTGATTATACAACAGTAGGTTTTGTTGGCACTAACACTGGCTATGTTACTGTTGCAGTTGCTAATACAAATGCTACAGGTAACGTAATTGGTACATCAGGTAATGCACAAACATTATTTGTTGGTGCACCAGTTATATTCAGTGCAAATACAGGTGGTTTGGTTGCAAATTATCAGTACTTTGTTAAAACTATTGCTAACGCAGCCGCATTTACAGTATCCGATGAACAATACGGTTCCCCAAAAGGACTTACAACTGGTAGTACAACTGCAAACGCTAGAATTGATGTAACTGTGTTGGTTGCAACGCCTACTGCAAACTTTACAAATGCTTCATTTGTTTATGCTAATGATGAAGCAGGTTATATTGTTCGTCAAAAGGGCAAACAAAAGTACCTAGTAACAGGAACAGTAACTGGTTTAACAGCACAATGTTTTACAGCAAACGTAGCAAACACCGCATTAACACCAAACTCAATGCGTATCCTTGCTACATACGCTAACAGTTCTACTCAAACAGTTCAAAGCCTTTCTGATCACACTGGTGAGTTGTTTACTACTACTTCAGGTCCTATTGCTACAGGTAACATCGTGTTTCAAAATGCTGCTCCAGTATTCGCAACATTTAACTCAGCAGCAGCAGCAAATGCGACCGCTGGTCAACCGTATGAATTAGTTACTATAGCAAGCGCATAATATGGCAACTGCGTCAAATAAGGTTAACAAAATGCAACCTGAAACTGAAATTGCGGTACTTCAGATCCAAGTTAAGAACCTTGAAGAAAAAATCGGGGAACTTAAAGTGGATCTGAAAGCACTACATGATATGATTGAAGCCAACGCAGAAGAAACTAGAAAAATGCTAAAATCTATGCGTGAGCAGGATGTCAAAGAACACACTGAGTTAGCTGGCAAGATTTCAGTATTAGAGAAATGGCGATGGATGATGATGGGGGCCGGTATAATAATCGGCTCAATGGGTTTTCCCACAGTGTCAGCACTGCTAAAATAAAAAAAAGAGACCTAGGTCTCTTTTTTTGTAAGTGTCGTTAGCTTATCCTGTACTACATCAAAGTTTACTGTACTAAATAATCCAGGATGTAATGGCTTAGGATATTGATTGTCACCTACCCAAGCATACCCACAATGTTCTTCATTTAATACGGGAACAAATTCATCAAATACTTCACAAAAGAATGTATGATATGTGAATGTGTGATTGATAAATTTTTGTATAGGTATTAATTTCGCATTATTTGGAAACATTCCTATTTCTTCTTGGCATTCTCTAGCAATACCCTCAAATAGAGTTTCATTATCTTCTATTTTACCGCCCGGTATTCCCCAGTTTCCTGGGTTTTTATTATCTGTTCTTAGTAGATAAAGGTAGCGATTTGTTTTATTGCTATAAAAGAAAACGCCTGCGGATGTATTGCTCATACTATGATTTATCACAGTATTAGATGACGATAGAATAATCCCCTTGATCATACCATCCTTCGTATGATTTCATCCAAGTATCATCTACAAAACGATATTGAACGTTTGTAGTAAGATTGGTCACATATTCTAATGTAGTATGAGTTGCCGCGGTGCTATCAAAACTTACAAACCATTGACCAGTACTTGAATTATATTGAATAATGTCATTAGCATGTGCAACTACAGTTCCCCATGATACTGTACTTTCTCCCGGAGCACCTATATTATCTACTAGTAGATATCTACGTCCGTTGATTGGCCCTGGCAAACCTGCGTTTGGCCCTGTCAATTGAGGATTGATTACCCCATCAACTGGATCCAATGTATTTTGTGGCAATGTGTCTGGATCAATGTTATAGATTAATAATCTGTCATCATTTGGATTAGGTACAATAGTACCTACAATGTCAGTACCCAAGTATGGATTTTGTAGCCATATTTGACTAATACCCGGTTTAACAGTTCCGTATACATTTAATACACTTGACCAATATATATCTGTATTGGGATTTGGCGGCAAATCTAAATTATTATTGCCGGGGTAAAACGCAATTGCCTGCGGTAATATTTGTAACGTATTCCCAATCAATAATACTTTATATCCGTAAGGTGTAATTTTCTGTCGTGTGCCTAACAATAAATCATCATCTTGTATGTCAGTTAATGCGTTACCTTTAAAGATAGATGCAATGATTTTCTCAACAACTCCCATCTTCTTAAGTTTGGCTGCTGTGCTAATCCATATTGGCATAGAAAATTTCCAACTCATAACATCAATTGGATTTCCTGTACCTACTGGTATACTACGACTACTAAACGTTAATCCTTCTTGGTATACAACACTCAATGATGTCCAGTCAATAAAGTTATCAGTACTTTGTATTTCTAGTGCTGGATTGAATAATGTGCCTAATTGTTCAATCAATTGAAGTTTTTGATTGTAATTAGTAGTCCAAAAATCTACTGTGATCTTTAGGGTATACGGTACAGGCATTAACCTTTCAATAGTAAATGCTTGACCCTGTGTAGTTTCATACTGTCCTGTCTCAGAGTTATATGCTCTTTGTCTTACATTTATTTTATCTACAAAGGTAGGATCTTGCGTCCACTTTTGATTATATTCTAATCCTCCAATATAATATGTAATTAGTGGTGCGCTTGGTAAATTACTTGCGCTATTATTGGCAATGATAGTTGCTGCTTGCCTACTGCTATCACCATACATAACAGGGACACGAACTAATATTTCATTGCCTGCCGGGTCTTTACCTTTTGTAACTTGCCAGTTACTAAATATTTTCGCAAATTGAATTAAGAATCTGCGTATCTGATTGTCATAGAAAAAATCTGCCATTATATACTCTTTAAATTACTGGTGGAAATGCGTCTGGTTTTAATGCTAATATAGTTGACAACCCTTGCTTCTCTGGTACATAGGTTCCGTCTGTAAGTTTTGTTTGCCCTCTATCGTTAATGAATCCAGATAACAATGACCCATCAGCTTGATCAAATCCAGTGCCCGTTCTTACACTAGATGATATTCTAACCCACATTCTACCGTCCCAGCGATATAGTAATTGTGGGAAGTAATCAATGCGTAAGAAGTAATCTCCAACTTGTGGATTTTGTGGGAAACTTATTCCAGCGCCGGAAAGCATTGCTCCATCTAACCCTACATTTCCCAATGGGAATCCGTTTGGTGGAGTGCCGTCACCTGTCATATAGCCACCACTATAGCCAAAACTACGTGGACTACTACGTGCTATAAATTGAAATGCTGGATCACAATCTGCTCTCCAATCCATTGATTGACTAATAGTACCAGTAAAGCCTGGTAATTCAGGATTAGCATCAGCAGTGGCATATGTATTATCAGCAGTACCGTATGGTCCTGTTATTGTTCCACTGCTAACCACAGTTAATATTGTATCACCTCTAACAGGTCCTGAATTAGTGTCTGATCTTTCCGGTGATAATGTTATTGTTTCTAAGTGAGTTGTATGAAAAACGTCTAACTTGTCATAACCCATATCAGCAGTCATATCCCAAATACTTTTTATCGCTGCCTTGGGTATCTTGATTACTGGACTAGGATTTCTAAACTTGGGACTACGTAGCATCATTACTGTGCCGGTTGTAGAAGGATTAGGTGCCCCGCCATCTGTATTAACATTGATAGGTGGTGCGGGATTATTAACTGCCCTGGATAGAACTCCGTTACTTGAATACTCCCCGTATGTAGGCACAATATAGAAATTATTGCTATTGTATCCTGAGTTAGGCAAAAGACGTTCTGCTTCAACAAGCGCCGCATTATTAATTTCAATATTCTTATTATAAGTAGCAAGAATATCTTTAAGGTTATCTGCTGTATCTAATTGCCAATATGTAGGATCAGGGGGATATATCCCTGCAGGAACATCAATCAATGCTTTATAATTCTTATCACCATATGTAATTACATATCCGGCTGGATATGGTTTAGTTTTATCCCATATACCAAGATATGTGTCTTGGTCAATAGGAGCACTTAGTATCTGACTAAATTCTTCACTATCAACCAATGGTTCACATTTAATACGCCATAAGTGAGGGAACCAAGTTGGACTAAAACCTTCGCTAGCATAGTTAGCATCAGTAATCTGCATAAAACGTTTCAATGCTGTTGGGATTGTTTCTTTCAACGGATTATAATCTAATAAGTGAGGCAACTCTATTACATCCCCTACCATCAATTTTCTACCAATCAATTGGATCATGTCATTGTAGTGAACAGTAATAAAAATGATATCGTTATTTAAGAACAATCCAAACTGACTTAAATCAAAATCTAAATTCTG